CATTGTCAGAAAGAAGGGTAGCCGCGTTGGTGTACGCTCCACCAGTCTCCGCTGTAAAGTCTCCCCACTGGGCAAACTTGTTGGCGTCGTAGGAGGTGTTCCCCTTGGCGTAGGTCGTCTTGCTGGCAGTGCAGTATCCCGCACCACAGCGAAAGAGAGCCACGAAGGTATTACTGAGTAGCTGAACATTGGTGCCTCCGAGTTCATATCCATACCCGAACCGGTTGACCCCGGTTGAATCCTTCGGACCCCAGACTGCCCCGGGGGCCATACTGAACTCGACGTAGTTACTCTGGATCAGGGGGCTGACCGCGTTCAGCATGACGATGGACATACCGAAGCTGTCTTCGTAGGGGTTACGCCAGTCGTAGAAGGTGTTGTTGGTGACCTGCATGCCAGTCACGACGCCGTTGCCCTGAATCTCCTGCCCCATCCGCTGGATGCCAGAGCCGATGTTGTGGTCAAAAATGAAGTTGTTGCCGGGCTCGACGACGTGGCCACCATCCACGATGTTGTGGAAGGTGTTGTCCTTGAGCGTGAGATTCGTTTGATTGTACAACTCCCAGTTGCGGTTGGAGTTCGGGGAGTCGTGGAAGAGGTTGTTGCTGATGGTCAGACCAAACCCGGGGATCGTGGCGAAGATGCCGAAGACATCAGTGCCGCTGGCGTACTGCCCGCCGCCGTACTCGAATGAGCAGCCCGTAATGGTGACAACATTATACCCCTGCCCGTCGCACATCTTGATCAGGCCATTGCTAGACACAATATCCACGTTGCGAATGGTGATGTTGCTGGCGTTGGCAGGAAGCACGATACCGTGAAGGTCCTGGCCCGAGAGTTTGAAGATGATTTCGGATTCTCCGTCCGGGTCGCCCTGGAGCGTCACACCCGAGGGAATGAAGAAACTGGCGACCAGAGTCCATGTGGCAGACGCCAGTTGAACTACGTCGCCGGCGTGTGCCGCTTGAACTTTTGCGGCGAGGTCGTCGCCTGATGCTACAAGGATCGTTGCCATGTTCTGTACTCCTAGTTAAGGCACACCGATGGGACTCGAACCCATATCTCCCGGACCTAGTGCCCGGTGCTTTACCGGTTCAGCTACGGTGTGCTTGACATTTTATTCGGCAGTGTCACGCACGATTGTCAGGATTTGTTCTTCGCCGCGATCTCCGCGAGCACGGCATCACGGGTGGCAGCGTACTGCTCCGGCGTAACCTTGTCATCGGGGACATCCTTGGCAATCACGTTGAGGTGGGTGAGCCACAGGTCCTCCACCTCCGTCAACTCCACCTTGCCACGGGCGGATTCACTGCTCACGGCCTCCCAGGCTTCAGCCAGGGTGCAGCCGGTGGCGGCAACAGGGACTTCAACCTTCGCCTTGGGCTTGCGACCGGGCGGGTTCTTAGGAGTAGAAGGGGCAGCCGATGTTGTGGTCGGTGCAGGGGCTGCCGCAGCAGGGACAGCAGTAGCAGGAGGTGCCACCGCAGAAGCGGCAGGTGCGGCGGGCTTCGCTACTGCGGGCTTTGGCAACGCCACTGCCACCGTGGGCTTCGGCGGAGCCTTCCGACCTGCCAGCCACTTGCTGTTGGCCGCTGCGATCGTGGGGGCATCGGCCTGCTTGATGCTCCGTTCCGGCGAGGCGTCCGGGGCGTCGATCCAGTTCACCTGGAGACTGGTCTTGTTGTCCCATGTGTTTTCCTCCACGCGGATCAGGACTGACTTGCCGGAGAGGGTCGCGAGTTCCTGGAAGTCGGCACCGCTCCAGCCGGTTGCCAGTTGAATCTGCTCGAAGTTCTTCAACGGGCCGGTGTCGTTGAAGAGGACCAGGTAGCCGATGATCTCATCGCCGTAGTTCCAGTCTACCCAGCCGGCCTCTGTGATTGGCGGCGTAAGGACAGCCATTTCGGACTTCTCCACCACGTACCGCTTCGTCGCCACGAACTTCGCGACGAACTGGGGGAAGCCCTTCTTCGTTTCCCCGTAGGCCGCTTCGGTGATGGTGGCGAGAAACGCCCCAGTACGGTCTATATTTGACATATGATTCTCTCTTTCTTTCTTGAAAAGGGTTTGGGTATGAGATTCAGTCCAGGATCAGAGCGATGCTGCTCTGCTCGAAGAGGGCGACGGTGCCCCCTTCATACTCGTACGAGATATACGCAGGGGCCTTCTCAGTGCCCCCGAGACGAGACGGTCGCAGGTTAAACGCCTTGACCAGGACAGCGACACCGGGGTGAAGGTCGGCGGTTTCAGAGACGCCACCTTCGGCGTGCACGGTCCCCGGCCCCACGGCCACAACGATTCCGGTCCCGAACTCATCGGACCCAGTGCCGACAACAATGTTGCCGACTTTCTTCTCCGCAGAGATAGGATCGAGTTTGACTGCTACTAACGTATTACGCGGTTTGAACATGGTTCTCCTCTACTCCGGGATAGCACCCCGGAAGATCATGGCCCACAGCGAATCATCCTGCTCATTGGCAAAGCTGATGGCGGCGGGCAGTTTCTTTCCGGAGACGGGTCGGCTCTTAGCCACGAAGCTGAGAGGGCCGTCGCTGTAAATTACTCTCGTGCGGTCACCGGTGACCTTGCCCGCACGGGCCTTTTCATTTTCCTTGAACACGCTGAGGTCACTGTACCCGATGCGGAGCACGAAGTCAACCCAGGCACAGGTTTCGGTTCGCAGGCTGGCGTTGTTGGAATGGTAAAGCTGGGGACCAGCCTCCATGTAATCCACGCCGTCCTGATTGGCGATACGGGCCGGGGCTTCCTGGGCCAGCAGGATGACGTTCCGGCCAGCACGGATCAAGTTGTCCAGGTCGGCCAGGATCAACCGGTAGTGCTCCAGCAGGTGCCTGTACCCCTTGCCGTAGCCGTATGTCTCCATGCTGGTGGCGGTCTTGCCGCCCTCGGTCTTCACCGTGTCCAGCACATGGGCCTCGATCATCGCCTCGGCCTTCGTGATGGTGTCGATCACCAGGCTACCCTTGACGGGGATCAGCTTCGTGGCCTGGGCGATCGCATCACGCAGATCAGTGAACGACTCCACACCGCCGATTGCCGGGGCGTTGAGTTTCTTGCTGCCGTCGTCGAGCGGGATAAACACCGCACCGGGAGCCTGACTGGCGAGCGTCGTCTTCCCCAGGCCCGACTTTCCGTACAGGAGGAGCCGCTCGCCATCAGTCGAGGACGATTGAGTCACAACCGAGAATGTCTTCGCCGGCTGCCGGGCTGGGGCTGCCTGGGGCTTCGGCTGCGGGGGCAGACTGGGCTTTGTCGAGGATGCAGGGGGAGAAGCCGCAGAGGGAGCAGGTCGTGTCGGGGGTGGCATGTAGTTCTTCCTTTCTAAAAATCCTCTCGAAGTTCTCGTCAAAACGTTGTTTGTTTACGGGGCGATAACGCGATCCTTTGCCGTTACTCATGCTTCGTCTCCCTTCGCGGACACAGTCAGGTCCACGTACGCGAGGCGTTTAAACCCTGCCGGCACTGGGGCCTGACGATCACACGCTGCCTCGCTACCAGCACCGTAGCAGATACTCTTGTAGGCACAGCGGTAGGGTGCGTCACAAGAACTTTCGTTCTCCACCCAGAGGTCGTGCGTGTCGTGCATCTTCATCGACTGATAGGTAACGAACAGGTCCTTGCGGAACTTGTTCAACTCCTGGTCAGTCCTGGCGATCTCACGCCTGGCAAAATACTTCTCCGGGGTCTGCTGAATGTCCATCAAGAGGCGAGCAGAGAACATCTTCAGGGTTTCGCGGATGGCAAAACCTTTCTTGCCCATTTCGAGATCGGCCATTTCGCCGTCTACTCGGACGATGGGACTTTCCCCGGTGACTTCGACCGCGAACTTCTCGCCCATGTAATCGCCTGATTCGATGAAGGCTTTGGTGTCACCCTGGGTCAACATCTTCGGTCCAATCGTTGGCTTCCTGAAGATGTCAACTATAACACCGGCCCACGGCATGTCAAGGGGAATATTCTTGGGGAGCAAGCCAGCGGCTTTCATGTCCCGCAATGCCAGGCAGTAGTTGCTGATCTGGGTGTCCTTCCGCCACCGATCCCAGTAATCAGAGTCGGGGTCGAGGCTGCGGCTCGTGGTTTTCCGCTCCAGCACACCAATCTTCCCACCCCGCTGCACCAGGGCGTCAATCTTCCCGGTGCGAACCACCTCGGCGGTGGGAAGCGGGAGGCCACTCTTGGGCATGTGGAGTGGGAGGTCGAAGGGTAGTTCCACGGCCAGGACTTCGATGGGGTCGTTGGTCCAATACCAGACATAGCCGGCGAGGCATGTGATCAGGGTCGTATGCTCCAGCCGCCAGTCCTTCAGGTCCTTGTGAGTGGGGCATTCCGCGTACCGCTCGTTCAGATACTCGACGGCGGCGATCATTTTATCCCCGGTGGCCTTCTCGTATGCTTCCAAGGCCCCGTGCCACGATGACCCGACTCGCAGGGTGTCTGCCTCGATGGCAGGACGGATGCCCTCGATGTAGGCCAAACGATAGGCGGTGCTGCACTTACGGAAGGCAGAGATTGAAGATGCACTGATCTTGTTCACAGCGTTCTCCTTATGGGGCGTTCTAGATAATCGGCCAGGGCTCGGACTCTGCCAGGGTCACTCTTCAAGAACCCTTCGGCCTGGTTACAATTCCGACACAGCAAACCCCGCACAAATCCGGGATCGCCTTTCTGCTTCGCGTGGTCGTGGTCCACATTGCGGTAGTTCGGAGTCCTGGGCTCCATGCTCATTGGGTCACCGCACACCGCACACTTCCCATCTTGCTTCACGAACAACAGGTCCAGGTAGGCCGGCGTTACCCCGTATAACACCATCCACCGATTCTCCCAATTGTACTGTTTACTCCTCGCGTTTATCCGATCGCGGTTCTTGGCACGGTACGCAGCATGGTACGCGACGTAGTCTTCATGTTTCGCGAATGCCATCGGGTCCCTCCAACGTCAAGTTAGGCTGTCTTCGGCCCGTCTTCAGGCCCATGCCTGAGTTCGCGAGCAGTCCGTAGTGGGCGATTAAAGCCGCATCAAGGATACCGTCCAGTGTACCCCCTTTTGGGCCTCGGGTCAAATGAGAAAATGCAGGATAAAGTTCAGCCCACAGTTTTTGCCTGATCTTGATCGCGTCCGGGTGCTGCTTCCCTACCAGTCGTAGTGCCCCCGTCCAGGCATTGGGCGACAGGTGGCGTACACTGAACCCTCGGGCCTTCATGGCGGCATCCAGGGCACCACACTGAAGCCCGAACCGAAAGGCAAACTCCGCCGACTCACCGGGCCGGCCCGATGGCCATTCAATATAGGCAAGCGTGGAGGTTGGGGCAAGCTGATCGAGGATTCCTAGGACGCCTTCGACATTCAATCCCCGATCGTCGGCCTCGGGCATCGCCCAGGACCTCACCAGTCGCGTCCTGATACGGATTTCCGCGAAGCCGCCAGTTCTGCCAGGGTCACAGCCTAGGATTGCATTCCAGATCGCCACAGAGCCTCCTATTGACTTTCGGGGTGCTTCACTTCATTGTCGCCACCCAGCACCACAGGAACACTGCCACTGCCAGAATGACGCACCACGTCAGATCGACGCACCACAC